TAAATTATTCAAAGATTTAGGAGAACAATATGTTTTTGAACAATCATTACGCCCATTTCATTCAAATCCAAGTACTACTATACCAAATGACCAACAAGGTTTTGCTGAATTTTGTTATGGTAGTATGGTATCTTGTAAAGAAGGAAATATGTTTGCATGTGCGCGAAATTTAGCAAGACATACAAATTAATTTTATTGTTTATAATGTAAAATTCTTGTGTCAAATCTAATTTTCTTATGTAATATTATATTATATAAGAAATGTCTTTAATGAGTAATTACATGTTTAATAATACCGACCGCATCGGTATGGATGTTACCGATAACACCCAACAAAATCTACAAAATACTCGTTTTGGCAATTACACCGTAGCTAATTATTACAATGAATCAACCAGTGATTCTCATGTAAAATTTGCCACTCAACAACCAAATTTAATGTTTAACGCCGTCAATGGTGGAAGTGGTGTTGGTGGTAATGTAGTTGATTTTGAATCACTTCTTCATTTGAAAAATGAACAAGAAAGACCATTGGAAAAAATTCAATTACACCAACGTCCATTTTTGACCGTCCCATATTTAGGAAGAGGTTCATGCGATACTACATTAGAATCACAATTATTGCAAGGCGAAGTTGTTAGTGATAAAAAGAGTGTATCAACTATCATGGACAAATCATTCATGAGTTATTCATTATACCCTTCTGACAATAAAATGGAAGAACGTGTCAAAAATCCATCTTACACTGTTGAAGAAGCAGCCATGGATGGCTGGGTTCGTGGAGGTGCATCTGCTCGCGATATGAAAGTTGACAAATTCAATAAAAATCAACGCCCAAGCGATAGTAGTTATTAATGAATAATATAAAACAAAATAACATAAATATTACATCGTATTTATATTATTATTATTTAGGAAAATGGATTTAAGTAGAAATGATGTATTACCATACTATAATATATTCATTGAAAATATTCATTATGAAACAAATATAGAATATCGCGCATGTTTGCAAAGTTTGTGTAATTTACGATTTCCCGAAGGAGATTTTCCCGAAGATATACCGCCTGAATATAGAAATGAAATGAGCTATGACATCGATAATATGACACTTGCTCTTGATTTTGTATATAAAAAAACGAAGACGCACCCATTATTTCAAAAATTGTATAGTTTAGGCGCAGCCAAATTTTTTACAGAAGATGATACTGTCGGATTGGCGATTATGTTTTCTTACGATTATTTGAAATATTTTCACCCTTGTTTTACATATTTCTTGAAAAATCCGGATGGATTCAATGAGAATATGGATATTTATAAAAATTTAACAGAAGAACTTACAAAATAATATACTATTATAGTCTATAATATTAAATGGCATCTACACGAAATAGAAATACTCCCGGTAATTATGAATTAGAACAATGGTCAAATAAACATGAATGTGATTATAATACATATGCCACATATGGAAAACCAAATGAAACATTATTCCCAGGTGATGGTTTATTAACTGGTAAAGTTGGACCATTGGGATTGGCCCATAATAGTTGTGACATTGAATCTATGTTACGTGGCATTGGCTCTACAAATTTAGTCGCACCTAACCCCACAATAGTCCCAGAAATCAAACCTTTGAAAAGTTTATCTATTATAGACCGCCTTCCAGTTGCAGTTCCGGACCCATTGGTAATTGAACCAAATCAACGTCCTGGTCGGTACTTGAATTGAACGGATATACTTTTTGGGATATGCGTTGGTTTTTTGTTTTTTTGTTTTTGAATGTTGTGTTGGTTTTTCTTTGTTTTTTTTGAATTTCTTCCTTTTTAACAAATATTTGATTTTTAAATACTTGTTGTATTGCATTTGTAATGGGATTTATAGGTTCCTCATGTTTTTGTTCCAGTTGTTTTGGCTGTTCTTGTGTAGTTTCTGATTTTTTATCATTAAAATTTGAAAATAAATTATTAAAAATATTTGATGCGGGTTTGTTTTCAACATTCTCTGGCAATTTATCTATATTTTGAAAATCCATTACCATTTTATCATCATGGGTAACCGTTTTTCCATTGGATTGTATCTCAACTGGTATTTTGATAATTGCCATTATGTATTTTGATTCTTTCGATTCATTTGATTCCATTTTTATATTTATTTTCTATACTTTTAAATCGTTTATTTTCATAAATACATATAAAAATATGTATTTATATTCCATAAAAATGTCATACGTATATTTATTAGAATCTACAAATAAGAATACATACGTCGGTGCGACCGTTGACCTGGAACGACGATTACGACAACATAATAAAGAAATTGCGGGCGGGGCCCACGCTACTGGAATGAAAGTCAATCGAGGAGAAGAATGGGTACGTGCGTGTCATGTATCTGGATTTCCAACTTGGCAAGCCGCTTTGCAATTTGAATGGCGATGGAAGCAACTTAGTCGTAAAATATCACCGTCGGTTTATCCTTTGGAAAAAAGAATGATGGCTCTAAAACATTTGCTTTCTTTGGAAAAATCGACATCGAAAGCGATTCCTTTTTCTGAATGGGAAGCACTGCCTACGGTTCATTTAGAAACCCCCGATGCAGTAAAATATTACGAAACTAATTGAATTTTACCACAATTTTCACGGTCTCTTTTTTAATGCATTTGCATGCAGATACTGATAATTCTTCTCTCTTCTTGCGGGTTTTTGAATTATCGTCTTGTGAATCCAATGATTTTTTGTTTTTGGATGTACTGTTTCGCGCATTCATATCGTTCTCAATTGCGTCATAATTATCTTTAATATAATCCACTATTTTGTTCTCGATTGCCCATTTGAAAAAATTGAGTTGTCCAATCGTGGTTTCCATGTATTTTTCATCGTCATATGGAATAGAAATACGTTCCCATCTGCAAAATGGGTCGAATCTGCGTTTAGAATAGGCTTTTAGTTTTAATTTGTAGTCATTGTATACTTTGAATCTGGATGTAGTTTCTGCATGTTTGTTCTCCAATTCATAGACGGTATAGAATTTTTTCGCAAAATTGGTTACGAACCAATCGACGATTCTTAGCGAAATCTTGGATTCGCCGTTGATAATACACATCATTTTGTTCAAATTATCGCGATTGTTGTAAAAATCCATTAGGTTTTTCATTAATAATTCATTTTGAGTATTTGTATTTGCTATGTATGCCATTGGAATAATATTCCGGTTTTATTTATATAATTTTTTGTGTAATTATATAAATTTTTGGGGGTTTTGTTAACAATGCGTTTTTGTACCCAAACTCTTGTAATAATGTCCGTTATACGCTTTATTTTTATCCAAAGTCTTTGCTAATGTCTTGTCGCTTATTTGTAATGTTTTTATACAATCATATTTACAAATGAATTCTCTAATTATTCAACATTATTATTTCTTTGTTGTGACCTCCCCTTGTTTCTTTTTTTGCTCCCGAACCTTCGGGAGTAAAATTTTGATCAACCGTTGAGTTGAGCAAAATTTTGTAATCTTTTTCAATAATAATTTTGCTTGATGTTTATAACTAAAATCTAACCATTTCCACACATTATCTAAATCAACAACAAAATCCTTTTGTGCATCATATTTCAAATATCAAAAACCAATATTTTCATCTTGCTTCTCCGTCCAGAGAAGCATGTTTATTACAGTATAGACTCGCCTTCATATTTTTCTTTTATTTTTTCATTGAATATTTTGAGTTGTTCGACTATATCGTATTCATCTGGTAATACCATTTTTAAATTTTTGCGTGTTTCTCCGCCTCGTTTATCATAAAATAATTGTTCTTTGTTTCTAAAAACAACAATAGATACATATTTTGGTAAATTTCGTTGCATTTTTTCTGGATATATATCATTTTCCAAATCATCAACTACTTTGTTCGCCTGTTGAAGTTTTTCCATTATAGAAACTTTTTCAGACTTTGTTGTTTCCCAAATTTTTTCCAATTTTGGATGACCTTCTACACGAAAATATTCTCTACTTAAATTTTTTTCTTTATTATATACATTGTGATAATATACAACATATTTACGTAACATTGATTGTGTAATACCTTCCGGTAATGGTCGTGCATTTTTTTGACGTTCTTTTTTAGTTCCAGTCATAATACCAATTGAATTTAATTGTTGGATTTTTAGTGTAGCGGTCCGTAAATTTTCATATGTATTATTCAATGGATTTCTATCAATATGATCAACGCTAATATTGGATGTTCCTTTTCCGTTACCATAACAACCAGTTATAATTTGATGAATGTATAATGCCCCTCCATTGCATTTTGGTATATGAGTGGCAACATATCCGTTTTTTTGTAAAAAGAATGTAAGTTTTTCATCTATTTGTTTTTCAAAATCCAAAATTTCTTTGTATGATTTTTCGCATAATTGAACAATTGTATCTTTTTCACAATACATTAATATGATATTTATTCCATTTTTTTCTACAATCCATAATGGGTTTTTCATTTGATTTGCAGAAATACCGCGATTTTTAAAATGACCAGGTATATATTTAATTATTTTGTATGATTTTGCAATTTCACGATGATATTTATGATATATTTCAATATTACATTTTCTTAAATCATATTTGTTACCATTTAGAAATACATAGGTTACACTGTCCATATCAAATTTATACAAAAATTCTATTAAAAAATATTTTTTATAATTTTCACCGAAACTCGGATAATCATCATCGTCATTATTTAATATAAAATTTTTTTTGAAATTCAATATTTTCATTAGGTCATCACAATCTACATATATATTTTTATCATTGTATGAAATAATGTTGCAATTCAATTCATTATCAAACTAATATGTTGGAGAAATGTAGGTTTGTTCTAACATTATATATGTTATATTTTACTATAACATATATTCTTTATATTGGTTTATCTAATTATTGTTATTCTAATTATATTAGTTACTATATGCGACGCCTGCCATACCGGACATGACTCTCAATACGTTGTATGAAAGAGCATATACTCTGACTTTGGCAGTGGCGGTACCACCGACAGCAGCAGATGAAAGGACAAGTTGAAGAACAGCGTTATCAATTCTGGAAAAATTGCAAGATCCCGAGGGTTGGTGTTCTTCTGGGCGAAGGGCAAATGAGTATACGTTGATACCAGTGTCAGGTGCGCGGGTGTGGTGTTGGAATGGTTGGACAACGTCGAAGTATGATCCTTCGCGTTCAGAGAATCTGTCTTGACCGTTAAGTTGAAGCTTAGCAGTGACGACTGGGTTTTCACCCCAACAATGCATGTCAAGGGCGGTTTCAGCAAGAACGAAGGTTCCTGCATCAGATAAGGCAGAGCCAGTCATAGTTGGAGCAGCAGTGTTGACTTGGTCAACGAATGCTTGGTAGTTGCTGTTTGCAGCAGTTGACCAATCAGCAGTGGTTGCTGGGGTGTTTCCAATGTTAACATTAATAGCACCAGGCATTTGGAATAATCCACTGGTGGCAATGAATGAGTTAGATCCTTGGGTTTCAGCTGGTCCACCGAAAGCATGGATGGCGTTAGGAAGGGCATCAATGGCATCAGTGTAGTTGAATGGTTGGGCACCAAGGGTCTTGTATAGGACGGAGCCGGATTCAAGGGATGAGCAGTAATCAACGTTAGCATCAGGTTGGACAACCCAGACTAATTCCTTGCAAGGATGGTTGAAGTTAAGCTTGATTTTGTTGGATGAGGATCCGACGGATTCATCACCAGTGAATTGAAGTTGTTCAATAAGGTATTCGTGTGGGTTTTGTGCCATCTTTCTACGTTCATCAGTATCAAGGAAGATGTAGTCAACATAAAGGGAAGCAGCAACAAGGGATTGTTGGTAAGCAGCAGTGACTGATTGGGTGGTTCCATCAGTTGAGGTTAATGATTTAACAGCCCATAGACATTCTCCAATTGGTCTGAAATCAATGTTGATTTTGACTTCGTGGTATTGAAGAGCAATAAGTGGAAGAGCAAGTCCAGGGTTTCTGCAAAACCAGAAAAGAAGAGGAATGTAAAGGGTGGTTTCTGGAAGAGCGTTTCTTGGGGCGCAAACTTGGTTTGGTCCTCCGTTTGATGAACAAGCACCAGATACAGCGGCGAAATCAGGGTCGCAGATGTATACAAGTTGAGTGGTGTGACCAATCATCTTGAAGTATCCACGTTGTTGTTCGGATGAAAGAGTGACTTGGTTCCAGATGTGCATCCAGTCACCGTATTGACGGTCAATTCTTTGACCACCAATTTCGACTTCAACTTGGGAGACAAGTTGTTCGCCAATGAAATCTAACCAACGGGCATAGACACCATCAGTTCCGGTGGTCTTTTGGGATTGGTTGATTTCTGGAAGGGTGACTTGAAGGTAGGTTCTGTAAGCTAAATCACCATTTCTTGAAATGGTGCAAGTAACTCTACGACCAAAATCAGCTTGTCCAGAGAAAGTTTGTTCGATACTTTCCATGGCAAAGTTGGTATGTCTGCGGTATGATACTTTCCAGAAGGTAATTTCTGGGGTTCCGGTAAGGAAGACGTCTTGTGCGCCGTAGGCGACTAGTTGCATTAGTGCTCCACCCATTTTTTAGG